GTGCTCTTTTCTAGGGAAATTTTATTGACAACGAATACGCTAGGTCGGCTTTCTGCCAGGTACATGCGGCTGGAGGAGGGGCTCTAGCACCTCCTTAGCCCTCGCGAAAGAGGGCGTAACTAGAGGCTGCACGAGTTGGACCACTCCCGCACCTGGCAGGAAGGTGAACTGTTGGGCCATCCCGAGTTCCTTTAGGGCGTCGTGCACTGCCTGGTGTGGTACTCCAAGTAGAGAGGCAATCTGCATCGTCGCCACCACTGGGGCAGCGAGACCAGCTTCCTTCTCATCCTCGGAGGGCGACACCAAGTACTGCATCGAGCCTGCAACGAAGAATGGGGCCTTGGAATTGCCAAGGCGGATGGACTGGATTGCCCCCACAACGTGGGTGACAATGTCCCTCCGCACTGACTCTCCAAGGGCTGCCCAGATTTCGTTGGAACGGTATGAGCCGGCGTATGGGTTGATCCTGGGTTTAACCGTGGCGGCACGGTGTCTAGTAGCTAGTCCAGCATTGCCAGGCCTCTGGCTTAAGGTGACACCGGTCGACACCTCGGACAGCGGCTTAGACACCTCCACGGGAACGCTCAGATCTACTACGACTCCGACTTCAGGCGGTGCTACGGCCCCCGGAATCATGCCACCAACGGGGTTGGGTGCAGACTCCAACGGGACGCTTGCCAACGATCCGTCTTCGTCAAGTATCATCTGAGTGGCTGGCCACTGATCAGCTGGCAACAGACGCAACGGAACGAAGTTGTGTCTGTGGCCCGCCAAATCCTTGTTGCCCAGCACCCAGGAATGGAATTGACTCGCGGCCGGCTCACCGCACGTGAACAGGACGCAGTCATATGGAATCGGAACCACCCGGCGTAGCAACATGTGTCGTAAGGCCGTCCTCGCATCACTGGGGATGCCTTCGTCCTGGTCAATGCCCAGGGCTTCCATCACTGTTGCCGTGACCGAATCCACGAGGTTTGTTGTGAGTTCTGGAATAGTCGACAGGTAGGCCAAAACTCGCTCGCATTTAGCGCGTAGGTAGTCGGACCACCCGGGGAGGAGCCAACCACCAAGCAGGTAGAAGGCTTTGAATCGCATCAACTTGATGATGTTGAGCATTTCGCCTGGGTACTCCCGGTCCGGGTCGCGCTTCATGAACATCAGGGCCTTGAGCAACCGCTTCTCGGCTAGAACGGGTGCCCAGTGCGAGACGCCAATGTGGCCCAGCCACATGGCGTCGTAGCCCAGCCAATCGGTGTTGATGACCTTTCCAGGCTTTGGGTTGATGATGTCGTCGATGTCAACGAAACCCTCCACTTTGGGCACGCATCCGACCGCCTCTTGGGCGTACTTCAGCGCCCCTTGTAGAATGAGTTCGCCCTTGTCGTCTCGTTTGATCTCGAACGGCTTATCGGCCCAATGAGCGTTGGAGCGTGCCAGTCGCGTGGCCTCGTCACCAAACCGGATCGTCTTGACTTGGTTGAAATAGGCGGTGCCGATGGTCCCCGTAGCCAGGAAATCCAGAGGGATTTGATAGGGGCCAATTAGCGCCACCGAATTTCTGACGAGCAGTGGTGCCAGTGACAGCGCGTAGCGGCGCCATCCTGGCACCATCTGCTCGGGCTTGCAGTGTGCGACGACACGCATCATCTCCGCAAGCACTTCGGACATACGGATGCCCCCCTCAGCTTTGGATAAGTCGAGGGAAACCAGGTGCGGCCGGCCGTCGATGTTGGCGACTGTGTAGCCATTGTCGGCGTACGTAGCCCACCATCCGAAGACTTGAGACTCGTAGAGGCCAGCCACTTTCTCGACGACACGATCCATTCCACCACGGTACGGGCTCCACCCTATCAAGTTCCACACGTCCAGGCCGACATCGGGCATGTCCCACCTGGGTAGGTCTCGATATACGCTCTTGAACATGATTTGGAGAGGAATCATGGCGAAAGCGTTGTGGCAGAAGTAGTTCCGGGTCTTGGTGAACATTTCTTCTTTCTCGTATATCTCCCACTTGTTCTTCATCTTGACGAGGCGAAGCCAGCCGAGGTCCTTGTACACCGCCTCGGCACTAGAATAGGACTGATGCTCAAGCTTCAAGATCAGCCGGTCTGCCAGGATGAGCTCCCAGTAGGCGACTTCTCCCCGCTTGCGGCCAGTCCCCCTTGGTTGGCTAGTTCCTGGCTTTGACATCCAAATCACGCCTGCGTCGGAACTTGCTTCGACCGCAGTCAGGGGCTCGTCGGGCACGGCTGCCTTATGCTCCTCAATAAGGATTGAGGGTGGTGTGTCGAAGGTCGTAGTTGCTGTTGAAACTGGAAAATGCGCATTCATCATGCGCATGTAGTTCTGCATCGTCGCCTCGTCATTGGTGTTGATATCGACGTGGCGAGGATAGAGCCCGGCAGAACCGGCGTAGTTGCGGACGATTTCGGCGATCTTTAGAACGCCTACTAGACGCCCGAACTGCCCGGCCACACTTCCATTCCCGCTATAGTTCTCTTGTACGGTCTTGATGCACTTGTCGCGAAGTTCCATGAGGGCCTTCACCGTAAGCGGATCGATGTCGAGCTTGGTGGCGAACGAGGCGAGATCATCCAGGACCTCATACTCGTAGGCCACTGAGTTGTACGAAGGGAAATAGGCAGGGTGGACCCATTTCTTGATGTCTTGCGAGAAGTCCGGGAACTCGTCGACCACGACCAGGTCCTTAGTCCCCGGAAGGTCTTCTCCGATCTTGGACCTCCAGTTGAGCACGTCGGGCACGGGCCCGAGAGGAGGTTGGAGCAGCAAGTCATTGCCGCCGAGCACTTGAATGTTGTTCTTCTTGAGTTGCTCCAGAATGCCC